TCTTCTTTTTCTTCTTTTTCTTTTGTTTCCTTCTCAGGGAGAGGATATATGGCCTTGCCACGATAAGCTTCTCTCTTCCTTTTAAGACGGACATCATCGTCCTTATTTTCTTGGACTTTATGTCTATCTAGGAAGAGACCGGAAGGAAAATATGGTATAGTCGTGGGACATTTATCAGATCGCTTCAGATCATAAACGACTGAGGTTGAATTTACATTGGCATACCATGAAGAATGATAAGCCTTCCCAACTGACATCTCGAGACCAATGAAGCTACCCCAAAGAGTATGTTTCTTAAAAATGGCTCGATTACCGATATATAACATGTCATCCCCGTTAATCATAACGGAAGAAAGAGCATGTTCATCACATCTTCCCGTTACACCAAGGTATAAACCAAGGTTAGCGAGGCAAAGAATAGGAAAAGAAAGGATTGAACCCATGAGCTGTCCTCTAGCTTGTCGCCCCCAATATTCAAGGGAACGGCGCAACTCAAAGACACCGGGTTTAGTCTCCACCACTCTAGTGGCTGGATAATGGAGGTCATGAGGACCTAGGACTTTTAAAGCCTCCTCTATGTATGTAGGAGGTAGACGGGATAGAATCCTTCTAAGAATCTGGGATGAATATACCCAAGACAGATTGTCGGTGGCAGCACTGTAATCTACAGAGAGCCACTCTGCCTCATCCCTTGTGAAGGGGAGGTCTAGACAATGATCTAGGGTAGCGCTCTCTATATCTAAAAGAGAAGTACCACAGAATTCACGCCCTATGAGCTCAAAAGCTGGCATATTGCGGAGAAGGGTATGAAGTTTAACCTGTAAAGGCTTCATTCTATAATAATCCAAGGCAGGACCCTTGGATATGACTCGACACTTAAGAGGTTCGAGCACTGCTTGGATAGTCGCAGGTAAGACACTTGACATCCCACTACGAACAGTGATAGCTTCAGCTAGTTCACTGCGAGAGGAATCGGCATCCTTAACGTCCAACAAATCAAGCCATTCTTCCGAACCTGAAGGTTCGAAGGTCTCGACTACTTTATTGTAGGAGACACCGTACTTACCATAAACAATAGGGTAACAAGTCATCGAGCTAAGCTCAAGACGACTAAAACCAATAGTATAGGAGGTAAGTTCGAGAAGGGCCTCATGCTGTCCGCCTTCGGAGCGAGTATGAGAGAAACACGCGGACCCCTTTGGGTTCAGCGCACTGAATGCATTCTCGAGATCCATGAAGGACTCGGAATCTTCAAATAGATTCTCAGCGATAGAATCCAAGAGTCCCGAAAAAAGGGGATTCTTAAATATAGCGGCTATGACGCGATCACGACACTCTGTGTCCGTTACAGGACCCTTACTTGTGGGGATTAATTTTCCACAGGTTTCGGGCTTGCTTAATAAATTAAAGTGATCAACATAGCAACCGTCTACATAATCCTCTGAGAGAGGTAGGGCGGAGCGTTTACACTGCAACCAAGAATACCATAAATGGACATTCTTCTGGTTACGAGAAATTAAACGCTGTCTCATCCATCTGCGAAAAAAGCCGGACGGAGAGAAGGTACGATCGGGTACCGGGGGAAGTTCGTTCCCTAGAAAACGCGC